AAGAGTTATATTAGTCCAAGTATCTACAATCTCACTAGGTGTTTTTGTCTTAGTCCATGTAATTTGGTTAGGATAATTAGCTAGATTACTGTCATCATCATCTATAATATGATAAGAAAATAAATCTTTATTTTGTGTATAACCAAGATTTATTAAACCAAATTTTGTTTTATCTAAATTAGTTATACCATCCATCTTACCTATATACTGATCATACCTACCGTTAAGATTTATATAAGACTCACAATTAAACGATGCTATTTCTATAATACCATTACGCTCTTCATTTGAATATGGGTATGTTTTTAAACAATCATAAGCCATGAAGTAACAATCCCCTCTAGTGCCTTTTACAGTTATAGAATTCTCTGAAATATCATAAGGCATATTTACAGGCATACCACATGGATAAAATACATTATTTTTTAATGCAGTACTTGACGTTCCACCATACCTATTTGAAACGGTTTTTGTTAGTTCTGCTAGATATAAGGAAGGATGTATTAGTTGTTTTTCGGGCCATTTGTCATTGGTAGTAAGTTCTTCAAGATTTAATACAGCATGTGTTGTGCTTTTAAAACGTATTTGCGGACCCTCGGAATCCACAGATAAATATCCTACACTATCTACAGAATCATATGAAATACGTTTATCTACACCATTTGCTAGAATAGGATAAGCTCCTTTAAATTTGATTAGAATATCATCAGTCTGTACATCTGCTTTACTTTCAACAGTATCTGTTTTAAATACAGGATAACCCCTAGTATAATTACTATTATATAATCCATCAAATTTATACACAGTACTGGTACTATAATCATCTCCATTATTAGCTGAAACAAATGGTTCTGCAATATCATCTATAGTTCCATTGTATTTTATAGTAGTATTATTAAGTTTTATATTTATAGGAGTGTAAGAATTTGTATTATATATTTGTGCACCGACATTACTGTCAGTTTCTGTGGGATTATCGTATAAATCATTTACACCAAATACTCTATATACACTTAAACTTTTATATTTAATCTCACTAGACTTTGTAATAGTAATTTCACTTTCATCTTCTCCAGATATGATTATATCAACATCTCTTACATAATTATTAAGAAATTTTCTATGAAATGGATAGATGTTATACTCGTATTGATAGTAATCAATCTGTTTTCTGTTCCTTGTTTTTTTGGCAGAATTAGAGGCATATACATCTATATCTTTCCAAAATGCAGTTTTAGTATTTACATCATATACTTGCCCATATAAACTATATCTATACTTATTATTTTGAGTATTTTTTACAAGACCAGTTCCTTTGTTCCCTATATAATCTATTCCTACATCGGCATCTACTTCCATATCAGTAGCCCATGCAGTTTGATTAACCTGTCCTATAATCCTCAATTTACATTCTTGTATATTAGAAGTCTGTAAAGATTCATTATACTCTATCTCTGGAGAATGTAATGTAAAGTATTTTTTATTATCAATATAAAACCCCCAATCTTCTAGGTGCCCAGGATCGTTTAAATGATTCTTATAGTCATTAAATATGGGTGAATCTGCTGATTGTACTTCATTTGATACACGACCTTTGCTATCCCAACCATAACCTCCTTCTACAGAACCATCGTAGTAATAATAACTATTTCTAACGTATCCTTGAAAAATAGTACCTAAATCAGTTACTACTCCTATACCTTCATTATAATCATAAAATTGAATATTTATGTATGGTGGATTAGCAGTACTTTTATATTCATTAGATACTAAGCATTCATACGATATCTCTCTATTATAAAAAACAGTTCCTTGCGTTGGAATAGTGTCATCAATAATATCTATAAACGGATTATCAACCCCATAATATAATTTAAAGCAAGGTAATTGTATATTATTATCCTCAATTATATAAGAAGTAATAGTAGCACTTGTATGATTTTTATTACTGTTATTATTTATTACTCTTGGTATAGTAACTGTATTGCCATCTACTACAGTTGATACAATAATAGATTTAAAATATAAAGCAGTAGGATTGTATTTATACAACCTTATGCAATACATGGTATTTGAATTTTGTGAAATGGTTGATAAGTATACGAAGTCTATGTTTGCTTGTACATATTCAAAACTAGATTCTGTAGAACCTCCATCTACAATTTCCTTTGTAGTGGTACCACTTGTATAAGAAACTGTTACTAACTTTGTAATATCATTCTTTGCAAAGTTCTTATAACTAGGAGTTACTTTTAATAAAGCTTCTTGATTCGTAGTATAGTTATCCCAATTTACAGAAGAACTATTAACCTCTATTTTTAAACTATAATCTCCTGTAACTTCTATAGTATCTTGGGCACTAAATTCTGTAATACTAGGACCACTTGCAGGACTATTTCCTTTCTCTGGTCTAAAAAACCAAGATGAGAACCTATCAGGTGAGTGTACTTTTTCCCAAGCAGGATGAAACATTGTAGGGCATAGCACTCCTTGTGCAACAATTTCCTTATCTGCTATACCTGGATATGTACAAAGTAATCTAGCTTTTTTAAAATTTCTTAAGATACTATTATAACTATCATATAATGATGGTAAATTTATAGTTGCCTTTGCTACAACTCTATTAGAAGTGCTATTCTTAGCATCATTTAGAACATCTCCTAAATAAATAGCTTCAGTCCAATTCCCATATATATCTTGAAATTGTATAGCAAATCTATATGTTATACCTGTTTTAAATGTAGTTATATAATCTGCATTTAAATCAAGAGATTTATTAAAAGGATAATCTAAATCTGTAAAAGAAGTATCTGTATTTAATTTAGTTTCATTTTCAAATACTACTGATGTGGAATTTTTTAAAGCTTCTTTAAATTTAGAAGTTATAATATAAGATTTTTTTAAACGAAGATTACCTAAAAATAATGTATTATTTTTTTGTTCAATAGTACTAGGTATAATAGGTTTCCCTCCTAAAAACAATATAGTAGTATAATCTATTAGTTCACCAGTAGTATTAGTATCTATATAAAATATAGAATCTTCTTTGGTATTATCCGCATTGTTTAGATCTAAGTCAACAACTATACGTGCTACAGGGGTAGCTCCTTCTGAAGGTCTTATAACTGAATATATCCTAACATAGTCAAACATATTAATAGTATCCAAATTATTAATATGTATAGCATAACTACAAGAAGCATATTCACTTCCGTCTGGATTAAGTCCTCTGTCTTTTAACGAATTGTAGTATAAGGAAGATGCATAAAATATATTAGATTCTCTACCATATTTATCTACATAGGTAAAAAAGTACTGAGTAGTTCCACTAGGAAACATACCAGAACCGTTATAAGTTTTATCTATAGTTACTTGTTCGTTTAATGACAATTCAGGAATAACATCAAATTGTGTATCAAAGTTAGAGGCAGCTTTTACTTTAGCTATATTAATCATCCTAAGAGGATTAATACCGTCAACCCAATACACCTTTTGTATGTTTTCATTCTCGTATGATACAGTAGTTTCAATTTTATTAGAAAAGTTTAAATTACCTTCATACAAAATATCAGTATGAATTACATCATTAATATAATAAACCTTTAGAATAAAATCATGTTCATTGTGTATAAACAAAACTAATGTATCATTAATAACAGCTTGACCTAAAACATTTGTACCAATAGATAATACAGCCTCCTTTTTTGTACTCCTCTCAGTTGTCCAACTTCCAGTAGTACCATCTTCAGAGGCGATATATCTTAAGTTTAAATTTTCAAAAGAATATTTATCACTATTTCCTGTACCTATAAGAGAATCTCTATTCATACCTATAGGCATGATAGTTTCAGTATTAATAGCCATAATTAATGTAATCTAAGTTGATATTCTTTATTAACATCTTTGAATGTGTTTTCATGTCCCCAAGGCTTCTCTAACAAAGATGTAAATATATTTGACAAGGATTCCATTTGATCTATAGTTGGAGTGACAAGCTGTGTCTCTGCATGTTTTACATTGCCATAATAATCTGTAGCAGCATTGTCCTTTACATCTCTGGATATCTTTCCAAGGTCATACTGAATAGTAAACCAATTCATCTTTATATAAGATTCCAATGCTCTTAAAAAAGATGCATTATCAACAAGCATAGGATAACCTTCATCATCTAAATATAAAGCCCTATAAGCTATATGTATTTTAGTTGATTCTAGAGCAGTGTAAATAATCCTACCTTGGACTTTATATGTATTATTATGTCCATTATAAAATTCAGGTTTAAAAGATGCAGTAGAATAAATGTAAGGTATATGAGACACTGCATCGACAACCTGTATCATATCGTAATAGTCACAAGGTAACAACGCTCTAAAGTTTTCTGTTTCAATATCAGCTTCAGATTCCTTAAACAATATAGGCACACCTACAATTTGTATAAGCTCTCTTGTCTTTACAATAATATAATCTTCAGGAACATCAGCCAGCATAGGGTGCATCTTAATATTGCCTATTATAGATTTTAGACTAACTAAATTTGTATTCATAAGCTATTTTTAATTCATTGTTAAATACAGCATCTCGTAAACGTTTTTTAACTGGTCGCATTAATACTAATTTATAAATTCTACTGTTTACAAAAACACCTTTTTTATATTTTATAGAAAAGAATTTACAAGGCTTAAACTTTATTACTTGATGGTTTTCTCTAGCACCAGGATTCTCGTACCAAAACTTTTTAGTCTCATACCAATTAATTTTAAGTCCAGATACCTGTTTCTTTTCTTTATCATAGTTAAGAACAGTATTATCTCCTGCTATATATAAGTCACCCATTTTATACGGCAAATGAACTACAGTACCTTGTAATATAAGTTCAACTAACTCTGTTCCTATATCATAAAGCATTCTGAACATTTGATCCTCAGTAAATCCCTTTAATATAGGATCTGTTTTTATTAAATCCCTGTATATTTGTTGTATGTAAAAAACTTTAAAAATACGTCTTTTACGTTTATCATGAACTCTACGTACTTCTTTATCAAAATCACTGAAGCTCTGTTCCATCTGTTTCATTAGGTGCTTGATGTCGTATATAATCCTTTTTCATATTATTAGCAATATATCTACTGATATCGCCTAAATCATCGTTAGCATTGTTAAGATTGTCCATAGGACGATAAGTAGTCCCAATTAAATCTTTAACTACAAGTTGTAATAAAGAGGCTTGAAATGCTTCCTCTAATGGAAATTCTTCATCCATATAATTACACTTTATCTTAGTATCAGCATTTGCACAATCACAATCTGAACCTATTTCCGCAGCAGCCTCCGCATTTTCAAATAATCCTGTAATAAATATATTTTTCATGTACATAAACCCAGGATTATTTGAACGTACATAAAGCCTCTTATCTGGCCCTATAGTAGCATAAATTTGATTGGCTAGGGCATTGTTATACCCAACATATTTGAAACGCTCTATGGGCACAAAAATTATTTTACCATAAGCAAATCCCGCCTTTGGGTATATTGACACATGGCCTAAAGGAAGTAAAAAAGGCACTTCTTTTGTACTGACTAGCATATTTACACCACCACAAAAATCATTATTCTTTAACTCCATTTTCAGGCATATAGTTTGAAAATTACCTTGAGGTATAACTTTCTTTATATTTAAATACTGCGATTGCAGTATATATGCCCTATAGAGAGACAATAGAGTTTTAACATGGTTCTCATTGAATATACTGTCATCACTTAGCATCTTTACTTCATCTAGAACTAAATAAATTAATTCTCTCCAAGTTTTCATAATTTCAATGCATTAAAATAATTTGCAAAGATAATAATTATTTATAAACTATTTAAAGCTCTTAAAAATTTTTTAATAAGCATATAATAAAAAAGGCGACCCTTTCGAGCCGCCTAATCATATACTATAAAATTGTTATTTAAATGCAATAGTATAATCAGTAACATTCACACTACCTACAGGATAAGTGGAAGAAGAGATTGCTGTACCCACACTAGAAGGAATAAGATTAGTTAGTGTAGTTTTATCAGTACAAGCAATTGTAAGCTCCTTCTCCGAAAGGTTAGAGTTTACACCACCCTCATCGTAGAAGTACTTGATGTCAAGCATCCAATAATCTTTACTGGCATCTGCTCTCTGCGCTGTTGGATTGATATCAGGAAATCCCATGTAACCAAATAGGTCGCCTCTACCTTTACTGAAGAAGTACTCCATTTCTGCAACCATTGGGCCATTTACGACACTGAATACCACTTTAGCTTTTGTAGTAAGAGCAGTAGCTGTGTCAGAGCTTGTTAAGCCACCAGCTGCAGTAACTTCATAATAATTATTATTATAAGAAACTAAAGCACCTTTAGCGTGAACAGCGTTGGCAACATATGCAGTGAATTCTCCTGTATAAGGATCTCCTTTTGAAAACCCCTTATTACTACCGTTAACATCACCCCAAGGATCAGAAGTATTACCTTTGTCACCGCAGCGAACTGTTAAATCCAGACCAAGTTGCCACATACCTCTAACAGTATTGGTAGCATTATACCCAGGAATCTTTTCTATAATATAAAGACCACTGGCTCCTTTATCTTCAATGTAGAAAGGAAGATTTTTATCAGTAATAGAAGTAGCATCACCGTAGTTCTTGAATGCCAATTTAACAGCATTATATAGTTTAGTTACTATATTTGCAGCACTATCCGAAGAAGTTACAATGCAAGCAGGGTCTTTAATGAAGAAGTCATCAACACCGCCACCAAACACATTACGGAAAAGCATATGCAAGACATAAGTGTCAGTATCAGAACTTGTGGTAGGAACTACTTTCCATATTTTAGGAATGAAACCAGGCTGTTTCGATACTTTAATAGAACGGATGCAACCTCTATCAATCTTATCAGTTGTTACAATGCTACCATCGGCATCTGTTAATTTAAAATAAAGTTTATTACCAATAATAACCTCATCTTTGTTTGTGTCAGTACTATCAATTACATAAAATTGACGTACTTGATGGTCAGTAAATACCATAATTTAAAAGTGTTTAATTAAACATTACTTAACTCGTATAGGCTTGTAGTCATTGGCTGCAAGTTCTGCCGCTATACGAATAATATCTTTATCATAAAATGGATTAAGCTCACATTCAGTTTCTGTAGATACATTATCAATAGTTCTTCCTGTACCTGTCAAGTCTTCTAAAATAATAGGTTTAGGTTTCCTAACATATCTAATATTATATTTTGATATATAACTAGGATTTTTAGTAACTATTTCTACATATCTTGTATTGGTATTACCAGAAGTTAAATCTAATCTTAGTGCCCTGTCTTCTGTAAATTTATAAGGATTTTCATAAACTTCATCAAATGTATCGTAGGTAACTGGAGTTATTTTAAGTTTAGAATTCCTTACACAATAAGGAGCATTGGAATCAGGAGATAAACCTTCATGGACTATTCTTATACAGTTATCAGGTATTTTAAAAAACAATGAAGTACTTGACATAGGTGTTATATTTGCAGGTACATTAGCCTCTGGATTTATAGATTCTGGAGTAACTAATTCATGTAACACCTTACGCACACCTTCGTGAATTTCAAAATTAGGTGCATAAGTATCTACAAATGTATGTAAAGCTTTTGTTAAATAAACTGATATCTCATATTTTGAGAGACCAGGAGCAAGATTTGAAGCCAGGTTATTATAAACAAGCTGGAAATCTGCAAACATTTCCTTGTTACGATCTAAAGTTATAGCCATAGGCTTCAATATATTATGTTAGACCTGTGCTTGTAATGAGAATAAAAGTGTTTGATTTTTAGGATCTGCAAGATATTCTGCAGCAGCTTGCAGAGTAGAACCACGTTTATCTGTACTATCACACAGTGCTTGATTGTTTTCTAGAAGATAATAAAAACCTCTTCTGTCTGCAATAAGATTCTTGTCAACACATGTTTTTATCAGAGCTTTATTCTCAAGGTATTTGTCTGTAAGAATCATATAAGCACGTTTAGTATCAGATTCAATAGCATCTGTGACAAGTTTCTTTAAGAAGGCAATATCTGTATTACCTGCAATCTTATGACCTTCAAAAGCTTCTACAACAGCACGAAGAACAGATGCATTTGTTTTATATGTAAGTAACTTATTAAAGCATTCAATCTTAATATCTGCTTTTGTACCAGTAACATTAGCTTCGGCCTTATCACTAATAAGTACAAACATATACGTAGCTCTAGGAGAATTTTCAAGAGTTTCAAGGTCAGGTGCTATAATTTCTTTATTAGCTAAAAGTATTTTATAGCGTATGTAGTCTTCAGGATTAGTAAGGTCTAGGTAAGAATCTCTTTTGGTTAAAGTAACTGTATTTACAGTATTCTCTGTAGAAGTGCACCAATAGTTATTATTCTTTTTATAGACACTTAAAGCATCATGGTCAAGGCCCATATACTCTTCGAGAAATTCCTTCTCGTCATTTGTCAGCACGTTCATAAAAGCACCAGAACGAGTTAAAGGCACTGTAAGAATTCTTTTTGAAGTCTCAGCCATACCACCATATAAAGGAGATTTAGGATCTTCAACAAGACCTCTTTGCTTTCTTATGAAACGTACTGTAATTTTCTCATTACGTAAACAGTTAAATTTTTTAGGTTCAGTAGAAGGTGTTTCTACTGTATTATCTGTAGCAACTTTAGCTTTGCCACGTGTTGTTTTCTCTTCCATTTATAACTCAATTTAAAAGCAAGGCCCTGTTTAAGAGCCTTGCTATATTATTTATTAACCTACAAGACCTGCGGGAATATAACTCATTGTACGGGTAGGATCAAGTACGACAGCACCAACAGTTGTCATGGCATGAATTTCTGCAGAATCCTCGTCGTGGCTGATAACATTGTTATTAGATATACCAAATGGATTTCTCATACCAATAATATATCTATAAATGTCATCCTCACCATTGAGTTTGCAGATATACATGTTAGGATCAGAACTGGTACCCATATCGAAGATATCATAACGATAAGAATTGAGAACACCTTTACCGTTAGGACCTTCAATCTTATTACGCTCTCTGTCATCGTACGAAGGATCGTAGACAAAGTTCATGATAAGACCATTGGGAGCCTGTAGTTCTGTAAACTGATAACCTGCAGTCAAAGCATTTTGATGGACAGCATTGGAGGTCTTACGAACAGCACCAATAGAACTGTTGTCCATAACAATCTTACTCCAACCTTCAGTCTCTTTCTCAATAGCCTTATGGACCTGTATCATACCACGGTTACCAGTGGTAATAACAAACTTACGATCCTTAAGGTCAATACCCTGTTCACAGATATCATATAGAGCATTTTCAAGACCTTTAAGACTAAAATTCTCATTAAAGTCATTGTAGTAATGAACATTACCATGCTCCATCTGAGCCTTGATACCATCACCCTCTTGGATTACATTACCAGATTTACCATGGTTGAAGTAATTACCATTGCTGTTTCTGTTGGAACGGCTGTACATGATAGCACGGCTCTTCTCTCTACGCCACTCGTTATTGAAAATCCACTCCTCGTTATAGAACCAAGAATCAACAGTACGTTTAACAATGTTACCATTCTCATCACGGTTGATAAGAGGAATAGCCATTTCAAGTTTAAGTTCCTTGGCACCGCCCGTAACTTTATTATATTTACGAAGCTTTGTCCATTCATTACGAAGTGTGGTAGGAACAGCCTTTCTGATACCACCAGCTTTTCTGCTGAGCTCTTTCTCAACAAGAGCAAACTCTTCACTGAAACGCTCACCAGGTAAAAGTCTTTCACCAGGAATACCAGTTTCGGCACCTGCCATTAATTCAACGTTATACACTGCGTAGGACCCCTCCATAACAGGCTCACCAAGAATACGGAACTGATAGTACTCATTAAGTTCACCAACGATTACTTCTTGATCTGCGAAAAAGGCTTCGGGGAATACAAGCTGAAGCATTGTAGCACCTTGACCAACATTAGTATCATTAGCAGTAACTACACTACCATCTTCTTTTCTTGCCTCAACAAGAGGGATATTCTTGTAAGTAGTGCCCGTCATTCTCCAAGTAAACTCTTCATCATTATCGAAAGTACGTACAGCAGTATGCTGTTTTAAAAGAGTCTCCATAGTCGGGCAGTTGTTGGCTGTAAAAGCTCTAACCATAACATCGTCCATCATATTAGGCTTCATGCCAAAAATAGCGGAGATGTGTTTTCTTTGTGTTACACCAGGACCCCAACTTTGCATCGGACGTACCTGGAAATGATTTACTTGTACTGGCATATAAAATAATTATTTAAATTTTATTGATTTGGATCTAAACTCCAGTCACCGTTGAGAAGGAAATCAGTATCAGCGGAAGTGCCAGAAGCAAATTTTAAACTACCATCAGACTCTCTTGCAGTACTTTCAAGAACACGTTGTAGAGAACTTATGTTCTTTTTTACGGCCTTTTTAACAGGAGATTGAATTAGAGGTTTCAGGTTAGTAAATCCATCTGTCATAGTATAGAACAGCCCCATATATTTAAGCCATTCTGTAGGATGCTCCCTTTGATACTGCTGAATATTTGTAAGATATTCTCTGCCGACTTTATGATTAGCAACAGAGATATTATCAAAAATTTTCTTTCTAGTAGCAGTATCTACTTCCAATTCCCCAAATACTTTTTCATCTTCTAGAATAGACTTTTTAAGAGCTTCAGATTGTTTTTGTATCTCCTTCCTATCATTCTCTGCCTTAGCCTTATTTTTCTCCAGCTCTATATTATACATCTCTGTATAATAGTCTTTCATAGATTGCAGTGCTTCTTTAGCATCTTCAATGTCATCTCCTGAATTTATAGATTTTTCAGCCCATTTAGTGGCTTTTTCTTGAGACATACCACCATTCATGTAATTACGAATAATGAGGTTTTTTCTAAGTTCTTCGCCATTAACCTCATCTTCAATGTCTTCGTCGCCTATACCTTCAAGAATCTGCATAGTTTGCTGATAACCATTTACAACTTCAGCAGGCATATTTGCCATATAAGCTTCTTTGTAAAATTTAGATTCATCATCTCTACGGCTATCTATCTCTTTCTGAAACATCTCTTGCCAACTTTTATCGTCAACCATTTTAGAGATGTCTTCATCTGTAAGATTTTGAAGAATGCCTGCGTCTTTCAAAGCTTGGGCAATGGAAGAGATTTGATTTGGAGACCCCTTCTTCTCAGAAGAGGCATTCTTCATCGTCTTCTTTTTACCATTACCTACTTCCTCCTGAGACTCTTCAGTCTCATCAGTAACGTTATTTTCATCATCTTCTTCTTCAGAAACATCTTCATTATCAGAAGTATCAGTTTCATCTGAATCATCTGGGGATTCTGTATCGCTTCCCAGAATAGCAGCGGCTTCGTCTTCTGGCAGAAAACCAAGATCAAAGCCATTAAATGTAGTGTTATCTTCCATATTTGTCTCCGAAATATTTTAGTTTGCAAAAATACTAAAATGAAGGTACTAAACTAATTTAATAAAAATTTTTTTAATACCTTCATTAATAATTTTGTATAAAATTAAATTTTAAAGTTACATTACTCTAGTATATACACCGTTTTTATAGAGTAACACCTGTTTACGATTACCCGCTTTTCTTAGACTAACATGCACCCATTTAGGAGTATTATTATTACCATAAGGTTTTTCATTAATTATCTGATCCCATACAGGCATTGATTTTGCAATCTCTAACAATTTTATATTGTCGGCTGGGTTTTTTGCATAGATATCAGCAGCAAAACCTTTCATATGATCACTAGTTTTAGAACCTTTAATATCCTTGTGATTATTAAGAGTTGGGCATCTGTAACCTGAACTTACATAAATAGGTTTACCATAAGCCTCTCTAATAGGATCAAGTAAATTTTCAATTAGATAAATAAGATTGTTTTTAATTTCTTCTGTCGGTGTATTGTCAATCTTATACTTCTTAGCAGTCTCACTTGCTATAAGTTCATTAATAGAAAAGTACTTCATTAATTGTCTTGGTTTTCAATTTCAATACTAGTATTACCATGACTTATTTTAGTTCTTTTAGAACTATCTAAAAGATTTGGTAATTGAGCAAATAGCCCAAATACACTCAATATACCGCCAGCTGTAAGCACAGATGGGTCTATATACCCTGTAGGCGGTACCAAAAACCCTGCTATAAATAGTCCTAATGTAACAACTAAAGTCAATGTAAATAATTTAGTTGAACAATTTTTCATGATATATTCAAATTTTACCATACAAAAATACTATTAATTTAGGGATTATACAATGTACTTATTAAATAATTTATACTAATACTAATAAAAAAAGTACTGAGATTATTTAACCCCAGTACTTATCATATTTTTGAAAACCCTGTGCATTTTCTGAATTATATAACCTATAAGATATGCAGCATCTTCAGAATCTTCATCGACATTATAGAATTTGCAGATATGAGATTGCACATGTTTTGCCTCATGTACTATAGTATTTAAAAACTGTTCTTGACTTGAAGTCCTCGATATACCAACAATGCTTTTGCATTCATTAAATTTTGTATATGTAAAACCAGTATCAAGCTTTCCTAAATAAACATTATATACAACTATTATTTTCCAATAACCTGCAATATCTATATCTTGTCTAATCATAGCATATCTTCCCAATTAATTGCTATACCTTTATAGCACATATCAGAGTACCAACGATTAAATACAAGACCATCAGGAGCATCTACATCATCTATAACATCTTTTATGTAAAGAGCAAGATGCTCTTCGTCAATTATACTTGAATTGAGAAAATCCGCTTTACACATCGAAGCTACAAATGCTTCGTCATACAATTGACTGTTATTCACAACAATGCCATAACTTTTTAAAACAGCTGCAGTATCCTCTCTAGAATATGGTTTAATCGGCTTTTCTTCCCCATCAATTTTCCTAGTCATTTTTGATACTGCAAACTCATATAATTTCCTATTAAAATGCGGACCATAATTTCTCATATAAATCAGCATTTCTTCAGGGAATTCATCGTACTGAGTAAAATTATTCCTTACCATAACACTTAAGTTAAGGGAGTAAGGAATGTCTTACTCCCTGTTAATATTAAACTATCTCATACTTCTGCGATATCCATATCTTCCAGACATACGATTCGGCATTTCATCCTCTTCCATATCTCGGTAAGAACGCTCATCATAGTCGTATTCATCAGATTTAGACTTTTCAATGCACTCAACAATCATGGAAGCATATTCTTCCATCTTCTTAGCTTTCTCAAGCAAATGCTCTTTATCACGTTTTGATCTAAAAGAAACCATAATCATAATACAATCCTTTCTTAATTACTGTTCTCTCCTTTATTCATCATAGCAAGCAGTTGTTGCATACCACTCTGAAGAGAAGACACTTGTTCTTGTAAAGATTGAATAGCTTTATCCTTTTCCTTATCAGCTTTTAAAGAAGGGTTTAATTCCTGTAAAGCATCTTCATAACTTTCAACTAGTTTTTGATGTTTTTCAACACTATTTAAAACACTTTTACTATTTTGAAGCATAGCATTAATATAAGAATTTAAAGCCTCTTTACTTTCAGCTAATATAAAAGCATCTTCACCATAATTTGCTATCGAACCATTAGGCACACCTTTAAACTCCCTTTTTTCACCATTAATGGTAGCAAATATATCTACTATCATTTCAAAATTAGGATTAAAGGTATTATACTTAGGTCTTGGAGCAGACACTCTTTCAACTGGACCACTTATAATCTTAGGATTATTTTGTAAATCTAAGATATAAAGTATGCTATTTTGACTTAAACTTGAAAACATAATTGTTACTTTTAATAATTAAATAACTGTACGAGACATTAATTCTAATACTCCTCTAACCCTGTCATTAAATACCATTATAGTATTGACGTTAAGTAATTCAGCTGCGGTTACAACTGTACCATTAGGGAGAGTTAAAGCCCTAGTAGTCCCATTCATTGTTAAAGTTATAGGAAGCGTAGCTGTAGCATCAGCAGGAATTACATCGCTGATAGCAATAGTAAGATAACCTACTGGCTGTATTCTACGAAAACCAAGAGCTATATCAATAGTCTCTGTTCCAATAGTAGTATTTGTAGATGTAATATACGGAATACCACCTGCATTAGTTGCTATAATTTGATTGCAGCAAGTCATACTTTTACCTCCCAATTCCGTTATTAAAGTATAATACTACCACCAAAACCGTTATTCATGTTAAAGCCATAATTATAACCACCAACATAAGGAGTTGCATTAGCAGCTATGAGATTAGGCCATGTAACAGGAACTGTATTAGGCTGCTTAGCAGCTATAGCATCAATCTTGTCATCAAGAGCATGGAAAGCTGCATTGAATTGCAGAGTCTGATGGTCATTGCTGATTTGATTTCTCAACTGAGTGATTATATCACCCTGAGCATCAATTCTATTTTGAAGTTCACGCTCCTTAAGGTCGCAGAACTCCTTAGTCATAGCAGTAGTCTGGGCAGCAATAGCATTAAGAATACTATTGGTGTTACCATCAGCTTGACGAGTCAGAGCATTGGTTTGCTGGCAAACACTTAATTGGTCAGCAGCTTCATTCTTAGCCAGTTCAAGCTGAGTAGCAGCAAAATTGCTAGCAGCCTGAGATTGTAGAGCATTAGTTTGATTGCAGATAGCAAGTCTATTCTCGCAGCAACACTCACAGAGTTGTCTACCAAGAGTAGCATTACCAGCCTGAATAGCATTGATTGTCTCAAGACCACTCATTCCAACCTGAGCACCAACACTCTGTATGGAGTTCTGTAAGGAGAATATACCATTCTTAACACTCTCAACAGAAGTATTGAGGATAGTAGCAAGCTGATTCAGAGAATCTGCACGACCATTAATAGCTTGCAATAAGAGGTCTCTACCAGCATTGTTGTTCAACTGATTGCTGATAAAACCAGTACCACCATTGTTATTAAAGCCATTACCATTACCATAGCCATAACCTCCCCACATCATCCACAGGAAGAGAATCCAAATCCAGTTACCATTGCCACCAAAACCACCATTGTTGTTAAGAGCTAACAGAAGGTTAGGGTCAATGCTACTATTAGTAGCACCTTCAGGAAACATAAAAACTTTACTGTCGTCCATAAATTTACTTTTTTAAATAATTAAACAATAATTTTTTTTGTAAGCTTACGGATGCAAAGATACGACAGTTTTGAATTTTATCCTAATTATGCTTATAAAACAGAAAAACCCCTAACTACTAAGTAGTTAGAGGTTTCACACATTCATCAATTTCATCTTTAAACCAGACTTTTTCACGAAAGCCTAATCTTTTTCTACCTTTAGGAAACTTATGCTCCCTTACTAGAGTATCAAATCTGCTAGTAGACATATGTAAATAAATAGCAACTTCTTCTTTACTCATAGGCTGGTGTGCTATTAACTTCATAATTTCAATAGCTTGTTCCTCATTTATTTCGCAATTACCTGCATCAATTTTATCAGCAGTATCTCTCAGCAGTTTAGTAAAAGCATCTTTAATAAAATTAATCATTTACATTTTATTCTTAAATATGAATAGATTATGATTATTATTCCAAGTAATACTACATGTAATACAAATAGGCTGTTAGTAGATATGGGTAAGCCTATGTAAGTATCTATGACATTTATTATATCATTTAGAAGCACATAATATAATGGTATTCTATGATATTTACAAAATCTAAACACAAAGCTGCTTATATACAAGAATAACCATGTCAATATTGAACAACTACCTATATAACCTATTACATTTAATTCTAAACCAAAATAGAATGCAGTTGTAAAGATTATATAGCATAATGCTATAATATAAGGTATTCCCCTTAAAATTAAGAGAAATACCTTATACAAATCTTTACTTACAGAGTTTTCCACCTTTTCCATAACCTCTGCCTCCTAAACCAGCTTTACGAGTTACAGGTCTTGGTCTTTTAGGACTCATCTTAGTTGAAGTTTTATTAGTTGTACTCATTACATTAATCTTTTTAAATCAGGTATATTACTCAAGATATTAGCTAAGACATTCCTACCAAAGTCATCTTCATTCTCTCTATGATAATTCCTTATTTTAGAATATTCAATGGCTAATAACTTTTTCAACATTATGTTATTATTATGAGTTTCCTTAACAAGTCTCTTATACTCAGAACCCTCAATGAATTCTTTTAACTCTTTAAGAGTTCTGAGTACAAAAGTTTCTTCTTTATAATTCATATTATTTATTTAAATAGTTTAGATGCCAGCGACAATCCCGCCACAAAAAGACATTTGTATTATTCCAATCCAGTCCATTACAACATAATTCTTTTAACGGCGACACCATATTCAGCACGTACATATAACTTGGCATACCCACCAGTCCAAGCAACAGTGACAGTACCTCTATTAAGTCCAGCAGATTCTACCCAATCGTCCCCTACACCAGAATGCATACCGTCAATTCTTTCATGTCTTATCAAGACAGGTATCGCACCACTTGGTGTCAATCCATCATCCGCACTGAATGTTAAAACACCATTATTATTGACGAATGACAATTCAACCATTTGCCAATGGCAGAATCCACTTGTATCATTAGAACCAACAACACGAGCCTTGTATTTCCCAGCTGTAAGTGGACTTGGAATATTCATTAAGTCTACAATAACCCAGTCTTCTTTATCTTGTGCATCATCAGCAATAATATTGCTACTGTTATATATATAAGTTTGATTATTGGATATATCTATCGTAGCAACAGGTTCTTCAGTTGCTCCATCAGCATCCTCTGCAAAGATTTGAAGTGTGCTATACTTCCCTTGTGCCCTATGAACATTAAGAAAAGCCTTATAATTGTTATAAGATTCAGAATTGTCATTGTCGCCATTGATAACAAACACTGGATATTCACCAGCGAAAGTAGTAATATCAGGGTCAATATCGAATGGCTTAAGATTAAGGTATTGAATGTTGTTATGAGTAACAGCACTCATATCAATATCTGATGGTGGGGCATAACCTGCCCAATCTTTTTTTCTTAACACTTGCCATCCTCCGTCACTTTCATGACCCCTTAATCTGTTTATCAGTTCATTTTTATGATATATGTATTCAGTTGCAGTTGCATTATATGAATTTTGCTCTGTAACAATATAAATACGTTCACCATCATCGTTCAAATAAACAGCTTTTATAGACCAACAATGACCTGTATTCCAAATAAAATCCATAGGCTGAATCTTATCTGCAAAAGCTTCATAGGAAGTTTCGCCTTCTTTATCTCCTACTTTAAAATAAGTAAGTTTATCATATGTATTATTACTTCCAATTAAAGTCATAATCCTATTTGCCCATGTACTATTGCTCCATTTAGATGATACAACAACCAACGAATCAAGTCCTAATAACCAAGAAGTTAAACCTGTACATACTGTCCCATAATATGCACCACTTTTGCCTGACAGACTATTATGTGTGAACCCATATTTAGATACTCTGTCTGATGAATCAATCTGTTCTGTATACATAACAGAACGAGGATTTAACAAAGATGTCAAATATGTTCTTGCTGACACATGTTGTGGAACATATTTACTCCACTCTGAAGTTTCAGAGTAATTTATTCCAATTAGTTCAACACCCTTTTTAAATCGTGTACTTCTGCCTCCATTTAAACTTGGAAAGACAGGACGTAATGCCTTCCATGTTATACGTTGAACAATGTCATTCCTCTTAAGATAATTTCCATATATCTCTCTCACTTGCTCTTCAGTAGCTGGACTTCCATCAACAACCAGATTTGGTAATATTTGTCTATAACCTAAATTAAGAAGGTCTGCAAGAGTAAAGAATTTATCTACTACCCTATCTGTTTTATTAGGTGTGGATAAGTCTTTGCGTACAACTTCAAACACTATTCCAACACCAGCTATAGCCTTACCACTTCTAAGTACCTTGTAATTATTGCTGGATGCAGCGGCTTCTATATTTGAAAAATACGGTACACAATAGAAATCGGCAACCCGTCCATTAGTTGTGTCTATTGTATGTATCCGATAAATTCTATATGATTCATCAAGCTTCAGATAGTATCCATTTTTTAGTGTAATTGGATTGCTTATAAGTATATTATTGGAATCTTTTATTTGCCCATCAGCATCCATTGTTCCAAAACTGAATGACAACTCATCACTTATAACAAAAGCATCTCTTCTCTTGTTAACTTCATTCACGAGACCCCCAACTTGTGCATCACGGGTGACAGTAATAATCTGTGGTGTATTATCTGGTGTTGAACCATAATTTTTTTGCCAATATAAATACTTTGCACTCTCGGACAGCTCTATTGTCACATCTTGACCTGAAAATAAGGTCATCCAAGCCTTTGTTGACGAACAATTATATCCATCACAATCATGAGGAACATATGTATTATATAGCACAGAAGAAGCTATATTCCCTGTTGTTGGTAATTCTTCAGTTGTTAACAAAAAATGAGCTTGTTTTTCATCATTTGCTTTAACATAAAGGCTTTTTGCTCCCTCAACAGATATTTTGTAACAGGTTCTTCCAGTAGCACGATTGATAAAGTATCCATCATTATTCATATTCATTGGTGTTACACTTATCGGATTTTCTAAACCATTTTCCTCTACCTCTACTGTTGTTCCTAACACAGTTTCGTCAAGAGCATCAACATTATTACCAATATCTGTAATAGTATTTTGAATTTGTAAAACTTGTTCAGAAAAATAGTTAACGTCTCCGCCCTCTTTTGTCTCAATAACAGGTATCACTGATATTGGAATATACGTCCCATCGTTTTCGCTTGATTGATATTTACTGCGAAAATAGATGTATTTTGCATTATTTGGAATATCAACTGTTTCCGTTTCTCCTACGTTTACATTTTTCATGTATGCCTCTTCAATTATATAGTCTGATAACTCATTCGCATCTGTAATTGGACTGTCGGGCATTAGTTGCGTAGTAAAAGTATAAATAGTTTTATAATTTGCATTGGCTGTAATCTTCAATTTTTTCCATGTTGAATCAAGAGCACCATGCCTATTTTTTCTGTTAACTGTTTGCCCAGTTGTACCATACCTCCATTCTTTAGTGCTATCATTACCCCAATAGAAATCACCAAAACTTGTAGCAGTTAATGTTGACCTTATGTTATCCAACTCTTGTTCTGTCACCACCCCATACAACTGCTCATTCAACTCCTTGACCGCTGCCGCACTCGGCACATTGTTAGCACCCCCAGTGTTTAAATCTTGTGTAATTCCAACCTCATTTAAATTTTGGCTTGTTGCAAAAGTTTGTTCATTTTCACTATTAAATTCTCTGCCACTATCTGCCCAATGATTATTAGTATCAGAAGAACTATATTCATATATTTTAACAGGGTCTGATGAAGTACTCCCTTTTACATAAGCATAGTCTCCAGGCATTGCTGTATTAGCAGCTTTAAGTGCATCTAAAGAAATAAACCAACCTTTAAAAGGATTTATTGCATCAGCACCATCTTCAATATCGAAAGTATCAACAACATCTTCACTTGTGTCATCTTTTGAAATTGTAACTTTAGTTGTCTTTCCATCCTTACTTGAAGATGCAGTCAATCCAATTCCTCTAGGTCCTTTTATAGGATAAGAAGGAGTTTCACTAGGTAATTCAGAATTAGGTACATTTTCAAAACTTAAATTACCATTTTCATCTACAGAAGGTACATAAGCATTACCAGTATCTCCTGTATTTCCTTTAGGAAGAGAAAAAGACAATGTAATTCCTTCCTCAGTTTCAGTTGCTTCTACTTTAGCATCTTGAGCATCAGCAACAACTGTAACATCTTGATTAACAGTAATTGGTTTTAATGTAGGTACACTAAACTCTCCTGCACCATTTAAAAATTTTGTAGAGTCTCCATCTTCAGGAAAGTTTATTTTAGTTCCCTTAGATTCCTCTATTTTATTTTCAAGTCTGTTGAACTCTCTACCCAAAGAATTCCATTCCTCTGCGGATAAAGGGTCTCCTTTACTTTTATTAAAAATATCCATCATACTATTCTAGATTAAATGTAAATATGTATGTAAATCCATTATTGTTAATATTAATTGTAACACAGTCCAGCCTCTTATTTATAACACAGCTGTTCTTGTATAGACAATTAAAAATGTCATATACTCTTTCGTCTACCTTGTCTAGACCAGTAATATAGTCTTTTAGAAACAGTAATACTAATAGTCTTAATTGTTCCTTACTATTTATATTTCCTATATATTCCAAGGTAGTAAAGTATCTCTTAATGCTTTCTATTAATATTTCATCCATTGCATGAACAATTTGAATTATTTGTGAAATTGCTCAAATGAAGTTTATTCCAAAAGAATATTTTATCTTTATAAGATATAGCAAGATTAAATGCATTATACAGCAATAGTAAGTCTGTAGAACTTGTATTAATCTCACAGCATTTTGTACTTATAATCGAATTATATAATGCATTAAATACATAATCTTTTAATGCTCTGGAATCATAAAACAATTCTTTATTAGAATAAGAATCTTCATTATAGGCATATATGATAAATAAATCAGTTTCAACATTAGAATTTAGTAAAGCATTTCTTGTGGCAGAAGGCGTAATGTTATCAAGATATATACGTTCTATATGACTATACATACCTTCGTCTTCAGTATTTCCTTCTTCAGAAATTTCTATATGATACGCATTAGAACTTTCATCTTCTCCACAATTAAAAGTTTTCTGTGTGTCAATATAAATGTCTGTTATTAATGCATCACTAGTTACTTTTATCTGAAATCCATTTACTCCTGATATACGATTTGTCTCTATTGTAATCATTTATTACTGGTTGTTTTAGGTTTTAATTTTGCTATAGTAAGCTTTGTTTGATTATCAGTCTCGGCTTTCTTTTTATCAAACTCAAGTCGTTGTTTATCTAACTCGTGCTTTTTAATATCTGACTGATTTTTTAAATCAAACTCACGAATTTGTTCTTCAAGTTTTCTACGATCAGCTTCAGAATACTCCTCAGGCTCTTTCAAAGTCTCCTCATTGAGTTTCTGTAAATTAGCTATAATAAGTTTAGTTTCATTATCCTGAGTATTCATACGTTCAGCACTCTCTAATTTACTAGCCTCAAGCATTATCTTCTGTTCATTAGCTTCTTGTGCGATTTGATTCTGCTGCTGTTGAGCCTGTGCTTGCTGTTGTTGTATACGCTGTTCATCCTTCTCTATCATGCGGATTTTATCAGCCAAAGACACATTTTGAGCTATCTTTAGATAAGTACTGAAACTTGTCATCTGATTCTGAATAGCAAGTTGTGCAGCATTATCTATCTTTTGCTCGAGTTTCAAAGTGTCTTGATTAGCATCTACGACAAGGCCATAATCATTTTCCGCGAATACATCTCCGTCAATATCCATGATTTGCATAGCCCCTTCAGAAGTAATATAACTGAACTTCTTATTCTGGCCTCTCATAGCTATTTTTGCTGTCTCTAGAAAAGCTTCAAGTACTCTTCTTTTAACATCGTTATGTTTAGCAAACATCCATCTTGTGATATAGCTAGATTGCAGAGTAGCTCTTTCTACTCCACCTACAGTTTCACGATTTTGAATATTACCTTCACGCTGCTTGCTTATACCTACAATATCAGACATCTCCAATTTTATAAACTCAAGAAGGTTTATATATTGTTGTATAGAATTTCCTAATTCAGCATCTACAACTGTCTGTGGATTATTAAGCATTCCTGCTAACTTACCTTTAGCAGCACCAACATTACCTTCTTTAAAAGAGTCTGTTACAAGCATACCAGTGCTTTTAATATAATAAAGCCATTGCTCTGGAGTCCAGCCTGCAGGAGCTGTAGCAAAGTCAAACCTTACAAGTTTACCCATATTACGTGCTATAAGACGATTTAAACGGTCCTGTATGACATCATATAAGTAATTATAAGGTTTCATCATATCAACCATTGAATATGGCTGCTTATCATTTAAATTATATATAGATCCTATAATACCAAAATGACATCTAGATGGATTGCTTAATCTATTATATTGTATTTTTCTAGGACAAGGCTTTCCTTGAGAATCCTGTGGATAAATGTAGATAGCATCTTCTCCACTCCCTATCATTACACCTTCCCAAGCTTCATTTACATAATAAATTTTTTCTTCCTCACCAGCATTCTCATCACAAATATATTGTTCTGGGAAGAACATATACATAGGTTTACCATTAGAATCGTATCTCTTAACCTTTTTAATACGTTTATAAGATTTCCAATATACCCTGAGTACTCTTATATTCCCATATAAGTCATAAGGTAAAGAACTTGCAGATACACCATCTGCAAATTGAACCCAATTAAATCCATCAGAATCTGTATATATATTCGCTCCAGAACGGTCTAAATCCTTTGGTAGGATAAATTCATTACGTTCATCATATTTACCTCCAGAGAAAGCTTCTGTAGAGCTTCTATTGTAATTCTCAATAAGCTTCACTTGCTTCTCTGTAAGCTGTTCTCTAAAGACATCTATAATTCTACCAGGTTGCCAATAATCCTCTATAGATATTATATCAGCATCTTCTATATTTGAAGAATATCCAGAGCGATAAATACGTACTTTCTCTGGATTAAGTCTTTCTAAAGTAGGCTCACCACTAACTATTGAGCACTGGTATATCTCTTCCTTACAAGCAAGTACATCCATAAATCCTTCATTAAAGATTTGAGGCATATTCAACTCCTTGTAATAATGTCTAAGTAACTGGTTAGCTCTAATCTCCCTTAAATCTTGCCAATCATATAAATAGTAATCGCTAAGTTTTGTAAGTTTCTCTTGGTACTCTTCCTCTGAAAGGTCTTGATCAGCTATAAGTTCTTGTAGTTTGCCAAGAACTTCTTGCTTTTTAGTCTCTTCAACTTCAGT